ATTATACTATTGAATTCAATGCTGTGGACGGTAAAAACAAACCGGCTAACAAACAAGTAACAGTAGTAGCGGGAGAAGTGGTAACCGCAACCGGAACCTACTCTTAATCTTCAATAACTAAAGAGTGGTCATGTTTGGCCACTCCTATTTATTTATTCTAAACTTTTATACAAATGAAAAAATACATTTATTTGATTCTCTGCGTTTTATTTGTAGCTTTGGTTATTACAGTCCCCGAACTGCATTCGCAGACGTGCCATCTCAATGGAGATACTTTAATCATGATGGCTGCCAGTCCCGCATTCGCTCCATTAAAATGGGAAGTTGGTCAAAACAACATGGGAGGTTATAAGGGAATGTTGCTTTTTGTTCCTTTTAATGCTCCTGAGACAGTGCCAACCGTACCGGATCCATCAAAAGCAACCAGTAACGAAGAATTAATAACGGCAGCCGGATCATTTACGTTTCCAGCTGAAGGAACTTACAAACAACCTATTTACCTATACAGTACCGAAGCAACCGTTGAATATAAAGCAGAACAGCAAGGAGAAGCCGACGGTATCAGCTATAAATGTACGCTCGGTTTCTTTTTCCCTGGCAATACTCCAGGAATGCACGCATTCAATGCACTAATCAAAAACACTCCAGGATATTATATCTTTGAAGATGCAGATGGCAAACAAATGATCCTGGGGCAACCCGGCTTGTATGCAACCACCGGACCATCTTTCAACGGAGGTAAAGCAAGAGCCGATCGTCGTGGTACCACTTACACAGCTACCGTAGACTCCAATTATTCAGCCATCTTCCTACAAACACCAATTGACATGGAAGTCATAGCAGGATTAAAACCCGCACCATCTCCAAGTGAATAATTATGACCAGACAAGAACAATTGACTCAATGGTTAGGCGACCGTCAGCGCAAATACGCTGACGGTATAGTTCTTTTCGAGGCACTCGCAAAGGAACCAGCCAAGAAAAGGTTCTCTGCTTATTTTGCAAAAGCTCCAGAAGCTCCACATATCTTCGATCCACATTTTACACAACTCGTCAATAGTCTCACGAAGATTGACAAGGAAATCAAATTTTCTCCTGCTATCTACCCGGCAGCAATGGAGGAAATAATCGTAGTAAAAACGATGAGTGATGACGAACGGAAAGAAGCGATCGAAAGCAAGAAACTGGAAATGATCAATCTGGAGACAATAATCACTGATATCCAATCTCGCGTTGACGAACTAGAAAGCGACAATGAAAATCATGCGGAAGAATTAGTCTCCCTTCAGGAACAATTCGAAGAAAAAATGTCTGAACTCACAGAACTACGTAATGAGATCAACGCCTTAAGTACACCAGGCGTTAAAATCATTACCGAAGAGTCACTCAATCCATCCATTCGCAAGGCCTACAATCGTATCAAGGAGATCGCCCCATTATATGCAAGCCTGCATAATGATGTCGCAAATCCGGAACTTCCTGTAGAAGAACGACAACCGATAGCTGAAGAACTATGCAAGCTCGACGACGAACGACGCAAATTATGGAAACAGATTGACTCCTGGGCTGAAGGAAAAGGAAATCTGCAATTAGAAGAAAAGAGACCGGAATTCAGTGAATACAGCATTGTGCGTGGTATTGAAATAGCCCGTCAAATCAAACGTTTGAAGAACAACATATCCAACAGTAAAGCAGCTGCTGACCGTGCTCAAAAAGATGGAAAACAAACCGTTATGCAAAATGCTTTAGACCGTATTGAGAAGTATCAGACAGAACTTGCCACATTGGAGGCTGAAATAGCACTAACACAAGGTGAAAAGATTTCAGGATAACTTTCCACTTGCATTGTGTCCAGATTCTATTGAACCGTTTATGCACAAGGGAGACTGGGCAATACATGAAGTATTGCCCTCTCTTTTATCTGCGATCGGCCCAGCAAAAGTGAAGATCATGACATTCAGTATCTCTGAAGATAGCCTACGCCCTCTTTTTTTTCTCGCTGACGAAAGAAAAATAGAAAGCCTGACACTTCTACTGGATATGACAGTAAAACGTCATAAACTCGATCTATTACTGTTTGCCTCAAATATTAGTCCGTCCATCCGAATTGATTCATGTCATGCCAAACTATTATTAGTCGAGAATAGGCAACATAAATTCGGGATTGCCGGATCTGCAAACCTTAATCAAAACCACCGATGGGAAAATGGTTTCTATTTTACCTCCGGAAAACATTACGAATACTTCTCACAAATGTTTAACCAAGCGTATGAAAATGCCATTCGCTATGATATATTAGAATGATGACCTTATCCGAAGAAGTTCTGCAACAGATAAAAGAAATGTCTTCCGCCCTCTTACCACCGGGGGAAATTGCCATTTTATTGAATATCCCAGTTGACCAACGGGACTTCTTCTGTGATATTTGCAAAAATCATCATAGTTCGCCTATCTATACTGCTTATCACCAGGGAAGACTTCAGACCAAGCTCAACCTCCGGAAAACAGTCATCAAACTAGCTATCGCCGGCAGTCCTGCAGCTGAACCACTGGCCGATAAATACATGAAAGAACAAAGTATTAATGAATAATGCCAAAGAAAGATCCCACATACGAACGAATTGAACGTGCTTTATTCAAAGACAAAGATGAAGCAACAACTCTCCTTTCACCCAGAGAAATGGAGATTAAGAAACGTATGATGTTGTGCGTAAGCAAAAAAATGGAAGAGCCACTAATTCCAGATACAGAACTGGTTAACTTTCTACTACACGGCTGTGGAGGAAATACGGAACCGGTCTCCCAATCGCAAGCCTACCGTGACATAGGCATGATTAACCGCCTAGTAGGAAACATACAACTTGCAGCCAAAGCCTGGTACCGGTATATGATTGTCGAAGGTGGAAAAAAGGCTTTTAATATGGCAATGGACAAAGAAGATGCAAAGGGAGCTGCTGCTGCATTGGATAAAATAGGCAAATATACACGTTCTGACAAGGAAGATGAAAAATTCGATTACTCGCAACTGGTACCTCCATCCTTTGAACCTTCAGATGATGTCACATTACTGGAGGGGCTCGAACCGATAGAGAATCTTGAAGAAGAACGAATAAGAATGCGCAGTATGTTTAAAGGAATGTTAAACAAGAAAGCAGTGGACACTCATCCCATTGAAGAAGAAGAATGAACACGCAAATCTCTCCTGTTCTATCCGCCTATGAACTAAGAAGAAAGCAGAATGAAGTCGTAGACAAATTCTTTAATAGAATGCAACGACAGGCAATGGCCATCAACGCACATGACGAATATATAGTCGCATCACGTGGTACCGGTAAATCGGAAGGAATTGATGCACGCATCATCCTACGGAATGTGTGGGAAATGCCAGGTTCTTTGGGTGGACTTATCTCTCCCAGCTATGCAAAAGCTTGGGGAAATACACTGCCGGCCATTTGCAAAGCACTTGCCGAATGGGGATACATACAAGGCATTCATTATGTTGTTGGTCACAAAGCTCCGGAAAGCATGGGATTCGGCAAACCAGTACGTCCAGTATTAGCTGATGGTTGGAATAATGCTTTCCATTTTTGGAATGGTACCGTCATGGTGATTCTTTCCTTTAACCAGGGAATGTCTGCAAATTCTATGTCACTTGATTGGGTGATAGGCCCTGAAGCAAAGTTCCTCAATTACGAAAAAATAAAGAGCGAAGTAGATCCCGCCAATCGTGGTAACCGGCAATATTTTGGAGACTGTCCTCACCATCACAGCGTCAGCTACTCTACAGATATGCCTACCGCTTCAATGGGGAAATGGATCTTGGATAAGATAGATGAAATGTCGCTGGCACATATCAACCTGATCCGAAACCTATATAAAAAAGTGCAGGAATATAAACGTAAGCCACTGACAGACCATGTGGTGCGCATGATTAAAGAATACCAGCATGATTTAGACTTGGCACGAAAATATCAACCACCTATTAAGCCACAACAGGGGAAGACTAAAGAATATACAGTTTTCTATGGTGAATATGACGTGTTTGATAACCTGGAAGTACTCGGAGAAGATTTCATCTGGCAAATGTATCGCAACTCTCCACCTCTTATTTGGCGTACAGCATTTATGAATGAACGTTTATTCCGGGTGCAAAACGGGTTCTATTCAGCTTTAGATGATAATATTCATTTCTACACACCCGGTGATAATGGACGGCTCCGGGATCTTGGCAGTAACTGGAGTAAATTAACAGCTTGCGGCTGTCTAGGCGACGGTGATCTTGACTTCTCTAAAGAACTGCATCTGGCATTCGACTCCAATGCCTCCATATCGACAGCTATTATCGGCCAGTTGGATAATCATACTATGCGTGTACTCAAATCTTTTTATGTCAAAACACCAAGCAAACTACAGGATCTAGTCAAAATGATAGCCGATTACTACCGACCAAAACTAAACCGTGATGTAGTGGTCTATTATGACCACACTTTTACTTGGGAATCCGGATCATCAACCGAAACTTACGCAGATATCATCGAACGTGTATTCAAAGAAAACGGATATAAAGTTACAATGGTATATGTCGGCCAAGCTCCTAAACATGAATGGAAACATCTGAATATCGACCTAACCTTGAAAGGAGATCCGCAATTCCTTTGGATCCAAATAAACCTGTATCAAAATGAGTTTTTGAAGATCGCAATGGAACAGACTGGAATTAAACAAGGAAAGAACGGATTTGAAAAAGATAAAACGCCTGAAGGAACACCCGATACTCCCGACAATCCAGACGAATACAAAACACACATTACAGATGCCTTTGATACGTTATGGCTAGGTATGAACTTCTATTTCACTCTACCGGGAACAAGTACTGGTGGTATATTCTTCTTAAACAATAAATAAAAAAGGTAGGCTTGATAAGCCTACCTTTAATTGAATCATTTTATTTATTACAAATTTTGAATAATCAAATTTGCATCAATATTAAGGTCTGTATATAACTTTTTAGCCAACGACACAGAAATTTTTCTTTTTCCATTCATTATTTGACTAAATACAGACTCATTTACCCCCAATAATTCCGCTGCATCCTTACGTTTTAAATTTCGACTATAAAAATAGTCTTCCATACATTGAATAAGCGGATTTTTCACTCTCAAAGGCAGAATATTCAAATAATTATCTTCATATTCTGCGCTTAGTTTAGCAAGACGGGATATTTCACGAACATATTCATTATCTTCTCCCGGCTCCAGCAATCCTTTTTTTGTTGCTTCTTTAATTAATACATCCATACGAGAACGTATTTCATCATACTGTTCTCGTGTTGTGATACAGTTGATGTTTTTGTCTGCCATAATTATTTTTATTAAGTTGGTTAGTCCAATTCAACTAACTGCTCGGAGAGTCAAATCTCCGAGCAATCTATTTTATCATATTCCTCGTGAGTACCTACAAACCTTAGTTCCATTACTCCACCGATGAATAATACAACAGCCACAATCCTATATTTGTTCCCTCCTATATTAAACACATATCTACCATTCTTCACGTAGTCTGCCGAAGGAAATGTGGCTTTCACATCATTATGACTTTGCCAGACAGCTTCCGCCACCTTCTCAACCCAAGCATTCAACGGTTTAACCGCCTGCGAATGCTTCCTTACAAAGTCACTTAACAACAATTTATTAGATAATATCATCTCAAATCTTATTTTATCGTTGCAAATATACAAATTAATTTGCAATATTGCAAATTAATTTTCAAAAAAAGAATATGAATCAACATCGTAGATCTTATATAAGCCCCAAATAACAATAAACAATCATTGCACCAGCTAATACTTCCATCCCCATTCACAGTAACCAATTCGTTCCACTATAGTGGAACTTAAAGTCAACAATGGTTTCCCTTTCGTTCGACCTAGGTGGAACGAAAGGGAAACAGATATGGAACGAACCAAGATTTCTTAATGAATCGCTTTTCTATTACCATGTAATTCTTTAGCCATCTCAATTACATACCATATCAACACATAGATTATTTCAAACTCAAAAAAAATCATATTCATTTTGTCTATTCAAAAAGAATCACCATCTTTGCAATGTCTTCCATTTGGTTCAGGCGAGTAGGCTCGCCATAATTGCTGCGGGCATTTTTTATGTCCATAGTATAAAATATAGTTCCGTCCCGTGTGGAGCGTTAATGCGCCCACTGCCTGAATCAGGTGGAAGACAACGGGGAGCGGAACTTTTTTATTCCCTCTCCTTCAATTAATCAACATATTGTTTCATTTTAAATTGTCTTCCAAAATGAAAAAGAAAAACCAAAGCGCAAACGGACGCTATATATCCGTAGAAAAACTTCAGAAAGCCCTTTCCAACATTTGCCTTGAAGTAGCAGAAGGTAACGAACGTCTCCGAGTGAATAAATCGCACAGAGGTATTGTAATCCACGCCAATGGAGGCACAGTCAATATTACATTTAATGAAAAAGGAGGCGAGCTATGAAGGAATATGTAGAACGAATTATCCCTTCGCAATGCCGCATTATAGACAATAAGTCAGGTTTCATTCATATAGAGGGAGAATCCGCCATTTTTGATATGAACGGGAATTACATAGGGACAGCAAAATCAACTATAGGTTCTATTAGGGAAAACGGCATAGACGCTGTAATCAAAACTCTAACCAATTACAAAAAAAAGATTGTTTCCAACCAAAATAAAAAGATACCATGCAAAATT